GCAAAATCATTAGTCACTTCCCATGTAGTACCGTTCCAGTATTTTAGAAGATTATCAGTTGTATCAAACCATAACTTAGTTTTATCACTAGGTGCAGTAGCACTATGAACCGTACCATCGTCACCTTTGTCACCCTTATCACCTTTAATCAAACTCCATGTATAATCACTGGCTGAAGTTGATTCCGTAAGGGTTGTCTTGTTGTAAGCTAAACCTATGTATGTTTTACCCGATGGATCATCAGACATATTAGCACCACTGGCACTTGTTGCATACTTAACCCATGTATAGGTTGTTTTACCATCTGTACCCTTTGGTCCCTGAATTCCAGTATCACCTTTCTCACCTTTGATTAAAGACCATGTATAATCTGAATAATTACTGCTTTCTGTTGCAGTGGTCTTATTATACGCTAAACCAATATATGCTTTTCCAGTTGGGCTGTCACTCATACCACTTGTAGGTGTATCCGCATATTTAAGCCATGTATAATACTGCTTCCCATCTACTCCTTTAGGTCCCTGTACGCCCTGTGGTCCTTCTATTTTAACCCATGAGTATTTATTAAAAACTGCACTGTCAGCTTCAGAAAAATCCACATATGTTCCAATATATTTACCTGGTGTTTCTCCATTATTTGAGGTAAAAGTTTTTCCGTCATCACTGTACTTAATATGTAGATACGAAGTTTGTCCATCGCTTCCCTTCGGTCCCTGAATTCCTTGTTCTCCTTTGCTTCCAGTATCTCCTTTGATCTTGCTCCATTTATATGAAACATATGAGCTCGGAGCTGTATTTGATGTTGTTGAGCATGTACCAATATAAACAGCATTCTCAGCACTGTCAGTCATCGGGTTACCATTAGCGTTTTGAGAGTATCTTATATAGAAATAAGAACTTACTCCATCCGCTCCAGCAACCCCCTTAATTCCCTGAGGTCCTTGTTCACCTTTGATTTTAGACCATGTATAACTGTCAACATTTGTAGGATCATTAGAATTAAAGTCTACACACTGTCCAATATAATCACCTGCTGTCTCTCCACTGTTTGCAGTAAACGACTTCCCGCCATCATTAGAATATTTTATATGGAGATAAGAAGTCTTGCCATCTACACCATTAGTTCCCGGTATTCCTTGTGTCCCCTGAGCTCCCTGAATTCCCTGAAATCTCGCCCATGTATATTTTGTTGGATCTGTACTGTCGGTTTCAGTGTAATCAACATAAGTACCAATATAAACCGACGGAGTTTCCGTCATTTGACTAGAGCTTGTCGGACTGGCAACACTGCTATATTTAATGTGAAAATACGAAGTCTTTCCACTAGAACCATCATTTCCTTTAGGTCCAGCCGGTCCTTGAATTCCCTGATTACCTTGTGGACCCTGAAGTCCCTGAAGCCCTTGTGGACCAGTATCGCCTTTATCTCCGGTAATGACGAATGGAATTGTTGTTGAGGTAGTATTATTACTAAATTTTGTCGTATCTTTGCGCCATAGATACTGCCCATTTGCTCTAACCGGTTGAGCAGTTATCCATCCGCTGTCAGGTGGTGTCGTACTGCTGGCATTAACTGCAAAGTAAGGTGTGATACTAATCACACTAACACCATCATCCCCAGTTGGACCTTGCGGTCCCACTGCTCCATCTTTTCCATCACTACCGTCAGCACCGTCCTTACCCAGTACATTTAAACTAAATGACGTAAACAGTTTAATACTTGTGTTTTTATACGATACATAACAGACATATGTAACCGCCGGATTAGCCTTGGTCATAATATTTTTACTTACATTCAATATTCCATTGCTAACATTCTCGCCATTCGTAAGTCCAGTTTCTGAACTGTTGATTATCTTTTTAAAGACAATATCACAATTACTTAAATCCACATTTAATAATCCATCTAAAACTGCTGGAGTAATCGTAATGTTGTTAATTTCCCAGTTAGGGCTATAAGTTCCGTCAGTATTTAAAATCTGTACTAACTGTGAACCGGTAACATCAAGAAAACTGTTGCCTAAATTAGCAATGTCATTATTATCAGTTATAGTTACACTTCCTGTATCTAATTCAATTCCGCTTATAGAAACTATACACTTAAAATTAGCACTTACATCAATATCATTGCCTGTCAATGTCACTGATTTGCCAGTTTTAAATTTTTCTTCATTTTTATACCATTGAAACTGTATATCAGTCTGGTCAGGTGTAATATCAGTAGTCCCGTTAACAACTTGACAAGACAGGACAATTGATTTATTTTGTTCATTTAAAACAGTTGCATCTGATATCATAAAAGCTCTATATAAAGAAGTATCAATATCCTCTATCTTAGTATTGATTTCTTCTATCTTAGTGTTAATTTCTTCATTAGTAATTGTAAGCTGCCCGACTTTTTCATTAAGCCCTTCTTGCTCTTTTGCGATGACATCCAGTTTAAGTGATTCCTGATCTTGCGTTATCTGCAGCTTTCGTATGCGTGTTGTATTGTTTATTCTCTTGATAACACGTTCTTCATTTTTGGTAGTTACGGTTCCATCTATATCAGATAATAGAAAATTTCCACCCTTAAATGTATTTGATAAATCAATTACCATAAAATTGAATTCATCATTATAATTAATCAATTTACCTGGTAATAAATTATCAATAGAAATCATCTTTACAGATTTTACTGAATAGAATGTTAAACCATCGAACTGTTCGTATAGAGAATCTACAATCAATTGTTCATCGAGATAAAGATTATTTGCATTAAGAAACATCGTATTTCCTGTTTCATTACCTGCTTCAAGTGGATTCAATCCATTCTCTGCATATATACGAGTCACTTTATAAACTTCATTCTTTTCATAATTTGTTAAGGTATCTGTGTTTGCAAATACATCCTTTGTAACTTTTACAAATTCAAGCGAATTAATTTCCTTTGCAAACACGTTAGCCCCGCAAAGTTCAGCTATCCAGCCTAGATAACTTCTTATAACAATTGTATTGTCATACCACGCAACTTCTTTATTCAATACATAATCAGGAATGTTAGTTCTGATTATAGAAAAACCAGTTAGACTTTCTATTTCATCCAACTGGTCTTTTATTTGTACTGGATATGTAAGTTTTGTATCATACGCAATATCTAGAGAATAGTTATTGTCATACAGTTTTAGGCTCAACGATTTAGTATACTTTTCGGGTTGATCATATATCTTAAAATATCTTTTATCTGAAGCATTAGTTTCTTGAATTTCCCAATACACTTCAGTATCAAGATTATCGAGAATTCCATCATAGTTATCAAACTTAAGATTCAGCTGGATTGTTGGAACATTACCAATAAGATAACCCTCCGCAAAAGAACTTGAAATCTTATAGTCAAGCAGTCGACTTGTCACATCTAAGTTTCCGTATTTAATTAGCATGACTACACCTCAATCAATGCAAAAGAAAAGGACTTAGCTTTAAGTCCCTCTTTCGTCCTAATGTAATTATAACTTTTGTTTCCCGCATACATTTTTCTAGTGGCACGGATTCCATGAGTTGGAATAAATAGTTCTGCGTCAAACTCAGCAGGAGTTACCGCATTGAGAATATTCATGATGTCGATTGTTGGTGTTATGTTCCATGTCAATGTGACTTTTAACATATTTGATCTAATTCTATTTCTTCTTAGAACACCTGTAGCCACTGGTCTAACACTTTCACCGTCCAAATCCTGAATTTCAACTTTAATATCAGAAGGTGTAGACAAAGCTACACCATTCACTTTAATCAATGCTTCATTTGCCATATACTCCCTCCTCTTAATAATCAAACACTGGTTTACCAGTTTGTACCTCATATTCTTTAATATTATCAATTACCATCTTGGTCAGTACCTTCCCATTTTCCAAAACAAAATTAATGACATAAGTTGCTCCATTTCCACTATCCCCATCAAAAGATAATCTATCTGCTAATTTTTCAGCAATCAGATCAAGTCCCTGGGTATTACGTTTCAATGGAATTACAGCCTCAGTACCTGCCTCACCAAAAATACCTAAAGTTGGTTTGTTTACCACTGTTCCTTCGGCTAGCAAAGGAATTTGTGGTACGCTTATCGTGCTAATCCAGTCAAAAGGTTTAAGTCCTAAAATACTTACTTTTTTTATTGATTTTAATGCACTGTTTATACCATCGAATGGAATTTTAATTACTTTATTGATTCCTTTAATAATTGCATTTACAACAGCCTTTAAGCCATTTAGAATACCGTCTTTGATACCATCGAATACAGCACCTCCTGTACTAAATACATTTTTAACTGCTGTCCATGCATCGCTGAATTTGCCCTTGAACCAGTCCACAATATTTCCAAATGCATCAGTAATATTGTTCCATACGCCTTTGAAAAACTCCCCAGTTCTGCTGAAAGCACCGCATATATTGTCCCATGCATGATCGAATATAGTTCCAAACCATTCCGCAACATCAGAAAATGCAGTTTTAACATTTTCCCACTGCTGCCCAAACCATTCACCTAAAGGCGCAAATGTTTCACAGATACTATCCCATGCATTGCTAAATATCTTACAAACCTTCTCCCATGTATCACTCATATTTAGTGTAAAGATTCCAACAAAGAAATCAGCTACCACTTGAAATGCACCAAGAATAATATCGGCAACGGTTTTAATAACAGAGCCAGCAATTTCAAATATCGTAATAAACGCTGTCTTTATAAATTCGACAATAGGTTTTAGCATTGTATTCCATAACTTTGATAAAGTTTCAATAACAGTATTAATAGCCGGCATCCATCCCTGAAGAATATCGCACACAGCTTGTATTGCTATTCCTAAAACACTGACAAGAAAATCCGCAATCGGGGCAAGAATGTTAGTCCAAAATGCTAAAGCAATGCTTGCTATAGCTTCTACTACTGTTAAAAATACATCTGTTAATAAATTCCCCAATGGGAGCAGCACTGTATTAAAAAGCATTACCAGCGTATCAAAAATTGGTAAAAGGCAGCTTGTATAAAAATTCTGAAGTATTCCTAATAAAGCACCTACCGCATCATTCACAAGATTTCTAAAAGACTCACTAGTCTGATATAAATAAACAAGTGCTGCGGTTACAGCTGTAATAACACCTACAATTGCAAGCATTGGAGTATTTAATCCGGTAAGCATAACACTCAATGTTTCAATTACCCCAACATCCTTGAATAAAGCAAATAATGCACCTATATTAGTAAATAAATTTTTTATTGGGCCCGTTAATGCGGCCCAATTTTTGATCACCTCAAAAGCAACAAAGCCCGCTAAAACTCCAGATAACAGACTTGTAATGACAGGAGCATTGGTCTTGAGAAACTCTTTAAGCCTATTGACATAGACCATCACCTTATCAACAGTAGCCTCAATACCGCTCGTATCCGGCTCCTCAAACGCACTGCCCCAGTCGATTGGATCAATGGCATATCCGCCACCTCCGGTACCAGCGCCAGAGCCACCACTACCAGAACTAGAATCACTCGCACTGATTGTATTTAATTCATCAAACCCGGCCAATGAACCTAACGCCTTAGCCGTTTTCTTGGCTTGACCTTCTGTACCCTTTAATGCATTATTTAGTCCACCTGTAGAAGCTGTTGCTGTTTTTGCAGCGTTACTAGCAGAAGTAAAACCATTCGATGCCTGCTGTCCTGCCGACTTCTTGCCAAATAACCTACCAAAAACTGCACTTACAACATTCGCAAATGTAATCAGTTTTCCAATAATCATATTCAAAAACTGTACTACAGGCGTTAATGCGGCAATCAAGCCGTTTCCGATAATCCCCAAAAGCTGTTTAAATCGTTCCTGAAGGATACGAATTTGATTAGCCCAGCTGCTGCTTGTTCTTGCGAAATCGCCTTGAACAAAGGCTAATCTATCCAAAACAAAGTTATATCTTAAAGTTGTTTGCTCTGCCTGATTCATATCACTTATATTTTTATTAATACCTTGTGACAATGCATAAGCCTGGAGATTTGTTTGAGTCATTACAACACCTAGCTCTTTTAAAGTTTCTGTCTCACCTGTAAAAACAGATTTTAAACGCACATCAGCAAGATCTTGAGATATGTTATAAAATGATGCGACATCACCTGTTAAACCTGCCAAAGTGACCGCCATATCACTGGCTGCGTTTTCATTTATACCGGCACTTTTAGCCATAGTCATGTAAGTGCCCGATGTTTTCTTGGCGCTTAACTCGCTCATCCCAAATGCTTCAAGTGCTGATTTAGAAAACTTTTCAGCTTTCCACGCCATGGAGCCAAACGCTACATCTACAACGTTCTGCACTTCAGTAAGATCACTTGCAACCTGTAAAGCCTCTTTACCAAGTTTTAACAGTCCAGTTCCAACCGCTAATCCTACAAGTGCTGATTTTATACCTGATATAGCTGATTTGATTTTAGATGTCTGCGCAGTAACATTCTGGGTAGCTGACTTCATTTGAGTTTGAACTTTTGCAAGTTCATCTCTAAACTGCTTTGTTTCAGCGTTGATTATTACTTTTAATTCTTCTACTGTCCTTAGTCATCAGCCCCAATCTGTTTATTATGGTTATAAGCGAACCTTTTTCTTTTTTCTTTAAATTCCTCTAATTCGTTTATTTCTTTTTGCTCCTCTGCTTTTTTCTTTTCTTCCTTAAATAAGTCAGGATAGTAATCCCATATTTGCTTAATTTCAACATTGTCTTCTTTTTGAGAAAATAATAATCCAATTCCTCTGATGATTTGGTCAGCCAGAATAGAGTTATCTATAGCCCGTTGTTTTTGTTTCATTATCTCTTTTCGATTAAAAGAATCAATAATATCCTTGATTTCATCTAAACTTAGTTCCCAAAAATAAAAAGGATCTATCCCGCAGTCAACTGCATTTGGGTAAATCCCATTTATTAAGTCTGATATATTAGTTACAGTTGTTCTTTGGCTTCGTCCAATTTCTCGCTCATCATTTCTGCCATTGAACCAGAGAAAAAACCCGACGCTTGATAAATCGGGAAAAACACATCTGTCATGAATGCAGTTTGTGATCCTCCCTCATCCACATATTTTTCAAACATTTCTTCTACATCCTTATATTTGATACCGTGGTGAAATTTTTGCATAGCACCATGTGTAATTGTAAGCATAATCTTTAACGCTGGAACACCATTATCCAGGACGTTAACAAGATTAGTCTTAAACTGTTCTTCAAGTTTAGTAATTACACTTGTTGTGAGTTTTAATTTATACTCAACTCCATCGACTTCCCACGTAGCCCATGGGATTCTTTTATTTTCTTCCATAGCTGCCTCCTTATGCAATTTCTGGGTCAGTGATTGTCAATTTACTTTGAAGTGCAATGTTTAAGTTAAACTCAATAACACCATTAACTCCACCACCAGTTCTTTTAACAGAAACCTGACCATCAAATTCAGTTGTAGTTCCATCCTTTAATGTTTCTTTAAAAGTAGCGATCTCCCCACTCTCCTCCAAAGCTCTCATCAAACGATATGGACTGTCTGTTGATGTATTTTCATATTTAAATTTATAGGTGATATCACCTGCATCACCGATACCCATTTCATACTGTTTAACGGTATCATCAAGATCTGTATTCTCTACTTTTTCAGGATCAACACCCATTTCAGGAATTTCTTTTAATCCTTTTAATTTTGTATAAGTACTTTCAGTAGCAGATTTTTTCTTATACTCTAAAGTTGCTCCATTTGCTAACATATAAATACCTCTCTTTCATTAATTTTTATGATACGCAAAAATTTTATTTGTATCTACAATTGCTTCATATCTCATAAGTTTATGCTTCATGCCCGAAGGCTCGCCAATATCTGAACATGAAATACGTTTAAAACCAAATTCAGCAATAACCTTATCAATATCAACTGCAGTCGATGAAGTACTCTTATTGCTCCAGATATCAATCCTAATGCGAATTAGTGATGAAGCTTCACCTTCATCGGTAACTTCATAAACACAGTTCTCTTCCTCGCAGTAGCTGACTGCTGGAAAATTTGTGAAATCCTGAGGATACGTATCGCTCAGATTATCAACAACTTTTTCAAGCTGCTCAACTATCTTATCTTTAATATTGATCATTTTTTCATCACCTTGACTATTTCCTTTCCAATATATCTATTCATCTCTTTAGTAATATCTTTTTTCTGATCATGCAGCGCTGGATAGAGATACGGCCGTGCCGGCATACCATTAGTACGGTATCCGATAACTTCACCACCACTTTCTACAACACCCAAGCCATAATACTCAGCATCATCAACACTCATAGCATCAGCAGGTATCATCCATCCAGTTTGTGAATATTTAGGATTAACATTTGGAGAAATACCCGCATGTTTTTCCTGACCATTGGGACCTGTTCCAAGCTCATAGTAAATGCCATAATCAAGATTAGTGTAAACAGTACTGCTTGCTCCACTAGGCCTCTGTTCTGTTCTTTCCTTGATTGACCTACCTAAATTACCGCTCTTAGAATTAACCAAAAGACGTGCCTGCTTTTGTACAAGTAGACCACCTCGCTTTACTGATTTCTTTAAGATTTCACCCTGAACTTCATTAGACATTAAATTAAGCTTTTTTATGAGTTTATCCGCATTTTGAAATGTCATCTTAATTTTTCCAACTCAATGAATTTAAATTTGGGATAGCTCTTAATTGAAACCACCTTATATTCCGGCTCATCAATATTTATACATATGGCATCATTTTCACTTATATTTAAATCACCATAATAATTCATGTTAAGCATATAGGCTAGTCTTAGCCCATAAAGTTCCGCTTGTACTTTTCCACCAGCTGGCCAGATTACCGCTTCACCTTCAACAGGATCAAGATATTCTAAAGCTGTATTACGTTCAGTATCTTTTTTTACGATATATTTTCTAAGTTTGAATTTCTTCATCTTTCTTCTTAGCATTTAATCGCCTCCTAGCAACAGCACTAAGTCTATATTTATCGATACCCGAAAGTATCTCATCTTCACTGCGATAGCTGCGGTTTACTCCGCCCTCGCTATGACTTGACTCCCCGGATTCACCATCTCGTTCATATCTCGCAACTGCAAGATCAAACTTGAAATGTTCAAGTTCTTTCACCAATGACGGGCGATTAGTTTTTTCAAGAACAGTTTCCTCAGCTTTATCAAGAAAAAGAGAAACCGATATATCGTCAGTTTCTCCTGTTACTTTCTTAAACTCTTCTTCGATAGTCATTACTGATTACCTTGAGCATCCTTAATGATTTTACGAAGTTCATCACAATTCAGCCCGTCACTATCCAAACCAAGTTCTTCAGCAGTTTTCTTTAAATCCTCCAGCTTCATTTTAGATAAAGGAACTTTTTTGTCCGTATCTTGATTAGACTGTTCTGATACATCAATTCTTTTGTAGCCAAGCTTTGCAAACCTAGAAAATTCTTTTTCATCGATAATGAGTTCTACATTTTCTTTTAAAACACGCATATCGACACCCCCTATTCAGTTGGTTTTGCATCTTTGATATTTACAAAAATTGAATCTTCTTTATTCTCTAAAGTCCATAATTCATGGAATCTACGATAGTCCATTGCCCATGCATTTGCTTTTTGATTTGTCAATGGATCGAAGATTCTCATTACATCCTGTTTAGAAATAGCGATTGGTGTTGCTCTTGGAACAATAATAAAGTTTGCCTCCAACGCTTTAGTTCCTTTCACATATCCGCCTTGTTCTTGACCTGTTGTTTTACCATCATAGATTGTAATTGAAGAATACATTCTGTTTTGTGGTGTTTCAATGATTGGTACATGATCAACTGCAGGAACAATTGTATCAATACCACCTTGAGAGAATGTAACAGAAGTAAGTTTCCCCGCCATTTCTAACTCTAACTGCAGTTTTGCTGCTGCTGTCATATGAATTACTAAATCTCCGTTATACCCATTATCTCTAATCTTAGAAATTCCTGTCTTTACCTTCTCTAACATTGTTGTTTTCTCTGGTGTATACCCGTATTCAACCATAGTTCCTTTAGTAATTGCAGTTGTAATCAATTTTGATAAACGATATGCATCGATTTCCGGTACTACCCACATTCTTTGGAATTCACCCATTACTGTAGATGCTGTTGCTACAAAGTTTGTTTCATCAACATCCATAGGATCCAATTGAAACTTACGCCCACGATCTTGAGTCATTGTTCTTGTTTCATAAGACAAGTTAATTGCACCCTGTTGATAACCGTTATCACGATCATAGGCTCCTAACCCCTGTAATGCAATTTTAGGAATCTTTACCTCAGCACCTCCGCTGTATCTTACCTGACCGGCATTTGCTTCCATCCATCCTGTCAATGCTTCCTGTTGTGCTACTAAATCTAATGTCTGTTGAAATAAAGTAGCTGTTGCTAATGTGTTAATTGGCATAAATTAATCATCCTTTCTATTTGCCCATCATATTTTTATAAATAAGTTCAGCATCTGTTGTTTTATCATCAGTTGCTTTTTTAATCGGCTTACCGCCTTTGATACGGTCCTCTACTGCTTTTTCTACTGCTGATTGAAATGCTTTTTCTACTGTTTCAATCGATTTGTTGCAGCTCTCAGCATCAGTAAAATTTAAAATTTCGGCCAACGTAATAGGAAGCCCTTTATCCGCCAACTGTTCTTTAGCTTGGGCAGTCAATTCTCTACGAGTAATTGCTGCTTCTCTAGTTTCCAGATCCTTAGCACGTTTTTGCTCCTGATACTGCTTTTTCTCTTTTTCACTCATGCTGGCCAATTTCTCGGCCTCTGTCTGTTGATCAACAAGCTGTTTTTCCCACGACTTACGCTCTTTAGCTAATCGACCTTTAATAATATTATCGACTTCATCCTGAGTAAAAGTCTTGGTTTGTTCTTGGCTTTCATCATTTTTACCATCTTCTTTGCCTGAAGTATCTTGATTATCACTACCGCCGGCATCTTCATCAGCAAACAATTGAAGATTTAGTGGATACGCTAATGGCCACTTTCTAAATAAATCTTTACTCATAAATTCCTCCATTTTAAGTCCGTATGACTATCCCATCTTTTTTTGTCATAAGTTTTTGGACATAATAAAGGCGAGATTTCTCTCGCCATGATTAATTTATTTTTCTTTCTGCACTTGTTTGATTTCAACTGCAACCCCCGCTCCGACTAACTCCTTAATGCGTTTAGGATCAGCAACTGTCATTAAGGCTCCTTCACGGTAAGAAAGACCAGTATTCTTATCGATCATATTCTTTACAACTTTTAGTTTTGCCATCTAACCACCTCCTTTTAGGTAAAATAAAAACACGCTACAAGTCAATTAACGTGTTTTATAAATTTATAAATCAAATATACTGTGCATATAGCTATCCAAATTAATAATAGAATTAGTCTAATCTTGAAATATAACTACATCTTGTCATTAGCTCCGTTATTTTCATATAACTGTCGTCTTTAGCCATATAACTCAAGTTCCTTTCTCAATGCATCATTATAAATTTCAACAACTTCCCATCTTCCGCCTTCATATTCATGATCATAAGCTGCTTTAGGGCGAGCCGTAGGATAAAGATAATCTTCTTCACTGTCATCAACAATGCGAAGCATTCCGCTATCAACACCAACACAATCGTAAACTTGATTGTTAGTTAAACCGTCAACACCAAATGACTTACCAATATATCTAAGCTTTCCATACAATTCCATTTTTATTTCTTTATCAAGTTCACACTGATAAACCATTATAGTTTTCATATTAATCTCTATCCTTTCTTAATTTCACTTTTGGTTCATATTGATGCTTATCATGTTCATACCAATGAACATCAAATATATATTTATCTGACGTAACTTTTGCAACTTTTTTAGACCAATTATCAATGTTCCCGCCGTATTTTTCCGATAATCTTTTTGCTGCTCTAAGAGTTTTATCGCTACCTTTTCCCGCGATAATATGTGTATTCATTAAAGCTGCCCCTGTTGGGATAAATCCCTGCTCACCTTGCCATACATAATCAAGATGTTTATGCAGTATCCATCCGTTATTTGTCGCTTTGTATAATAATTTCAAGTCTTTCCAATCCTTACCATCATTATACTTCAAATCTTGAAATTTTGCGAACGTCTCCGGCAACTCTATACCACCAATAACACTCTTATAACGATTAAATTGTTCACGATCCTTTTTAGCATTTAAGACTTTCTTTCTAAATATTTCAACAGTATCCTTACCGTATTCCTTTTGCTGATTTCTAAGCCATTTCTGATAGTTTTGATTAGCACTAACAATTTTATCTTTACCTGTGACTGGATCCCTAACTCTACGCTTCATCTTAGCTTCAATTGCCTTATTAATAACCGGCTCAGTTGATGACCTGCAGTTTGGATGTAATGGTGGAACATTTACCCCCTGCACTGCTTTATCAAGCGGTATAGTTGAATGGTCATGTGTTTGACAGATTGGAGATGTCTTCATATCATGCACCGCACAAAAACGTACCATTTCAATATCAGCTTCTCGATACGCTTCCATATCTAAAGCATTACTAATAAAGTCACTCTCTGTACAAATAAGTCTTCTGGAATTATAAGCACCGACAGCAAACTTTTCAACGATCGTATCAGCCATCTGTTTTTCACTTTTACCAGTTAACACACCCATCAGCATTTCTTCTTTGACTGAGTCTGCTAAATTCTGGGTATTATCCCAGATACGCTCGCTATAGTTTTTACCACTCCATTTAGAATTAAGTAATTTATCGGTAACCTCTGGATCAATATTTTCAAAGCTAAAGGCTATACTGGTTCTTTCATGGAGATTATAGATTGAGTTAAAATAAGAATCATATGCTACATCAATATACGTGAGTGTATTGACTTCTTTTTCACGCTTGTAGACTTCTCTCATCATCACATCGAGATTCTTCTGTGAGTCCTGAAGCTTATTGATTCTGTATCGATACGCTGGAGCTTCTAGTTCTTTAAGAAGTTCTTTTCTTTCCTCACCTTTAGCTCCTGCCTTTAATCTTTTAAGCATCTGATCATATGAAGTTGGATCAGTTAAATCATTTAACAGAGCCTTGGCTTCAGCCTCACTTAAACTATGCTTTTTCCTGTATTTATCAAAAACACCCTGGATCTGTTCATTAAAATAATAACAGGATTTTTGATAAAGCTTTGCCAGTTCCTGACTTGAGGCTTCTGCGATTTCCATAGCTCTTTGAATATGTTCAGCCTGTCTATTACGCCAGTAGTTACTCACTCTAATACCTCAATAAGAAACTTCATAAATTTGTTAAGCAGCTTTATTATTGGGAGCAGAATCTTTTTTAGCTGTTTATTTATTTTTGTTTTTATCTTCCCCATCAGCTTCTTCATCATCTTCACCCCCTGAGTTGTTAAACGGTACATTATCTGCTACACCAAACATTTTTTGCTGACGTTCCACTGCTTTGTCGTTCTCTTCATCAACTTTTTTAATTTCAGTTTGGGCATCTTCAACAAAATCAAGCTGATTCAACAATGTTTCCTGTGATACGAAACCTTTTAAATTAGTTATAATTTGAGACAGCTCCAACAAGTTCTTAGGCAGTCCTCTTGAAAAAGTTGGAATGATTGCAGTTGGATTAATCGAAATCGCTTTAAGATTAAGATAATTACAATACAATGTTATACGCTGTTTAAGTGCCTTTTTATAATAACGCTCTTTAGTTTTAGTTATCATCTCAAGACCAAGTAACTTATATTCCATTGCCACACCTGAACTGTTGCCAACAAAGTTTTCATCAGTAAGATTAGGAACATGGCTGAATGTATAAATATCTTCTTTAATAGCTTTTCTTAATACTTCCATTCCCGATTCATCAAAAGTTCTAGCAATGTATTCTGCTTTTGCATCAAGCGGTAACTCAAGTAAACCATTTTCTTTAAGTATCTTAACTACCTCACTGACTTCTTCTTCATCATCGCCCATCAAAGCCCCATAAACTACAAGAAGCGCTTCAACAAACTGTTCTTTGTCATTTACGCGGTCACTCATCAACGTGTTGTAAGCGTCAATTAAACTAATCTGTTGTTCAAAATCACCAACTCCATTTTTATTATTTAGAATCTGAATAATCGGGACATCACCTAAAAAATGTTCTTTTGGTTCTTCATCTACATAAACATTATTTTCATAAGTTCCTTCAAGCAGCAGCTCATAGATATAATTTTCTGTTCCAACAGTAGCCTTGTATTTGTACTTTCCGGTAACAGCATCTTTAAAGCGATAGTAATAAACCCCAAAAAGAATATTTTCTTCAATAGTATCATCACATACTAGAAATGTATGTTCCGGTTCTAGATTTTTTGATACTGGTGTTGTCTCATTTTCTTTAACATAGACATACTCATACGCAACACCTGCAACACTCATATCAAGCGCATTGTCATGATCAACATCGTCAACATCAGCCAAATCAAATGCGTCTGTAAGTTTATCAATATTCATTTTCTTATCACTTGTAGAAAATGATATAGCCGAGCTTAAAAAGTAACCCGTCGCAGTATCGCTTATATCCTTTGCGTGATTACATACAACTTTATTATTACTGGAACCCTTTATTTTTTTAGTTCGCCCTTGAACCTTATGTTTACCATCATAATAGCGCTGATTTTTTCTAATTTTAGATGCCACGCTAGAATGCTTACGAATTAAATCCCTAATCATCGTTTTATTTAGATTTGTTTCATCATAATCATTAGCATCGATTGTAAAATTTTTCATCAGCTACCTCCTTGATTTGTATATTTAGAGCGGTTTTTACCTGCTCTTGCTTTATTTCTAATAACATCTGTTTCACATCCATAACGAGCTGCATCAATCGTATGATTATTCTTATCAGGAAATTCACCTTTTAAGTTTCCCTCCCTATCCTTTTCAATTTCATAGTCATTAAACTCTCTAGCAGCGTTAGGACATCGTGTGGGGTCTATAATTATCTGTTCTAGATCCTGAAGCCATTTAATCCCGTTTTCTACACTGTCAGGCCCTTTCTTTGCACCAACGATATTTAATCCCAACAACTTGAATTCGTTAATTGTACGAGGTTCAGCACTATCTGCTGTAACTAATTTGTTTAAAGGATTTAGTTTTTTTATTTTCTTTACTGCTTTCTTGTTTGAAAGACGTGTACCATAAACCTCACCAAAAATAAAAAGACGTCTTCTCGTCTTGTCATAATTCATTTTTAAATAAGCTAATGGATCACCGGCATAACCAAAATCAAGTCCGTTCTTCAAACGATCAAATACTGCAATCTCATCATCACTGATTTCTCTAATATCAAGATTAGTGAACACTTCACCGCCAGTGCCCGTAACTTCTCCAAGATAATCATGATTGTACTTTTCTTCATTAATAACCTTTAAATGCTCCGCTTCAATAAGAAACTGCTCGCCAAGCCACTCTCTCGGCGCCTGAAGATAAGTAGTATGACTTATGTAAGTATCTGGTCTTTTGATAAGGACTTGCTTATTACACCAGTTTCTTTGACTTTCAGGAGGATTAAACGAGTAGAATACACAATATTCAGGACCACCACGCAAAAGAGACTGATTAATATTCCTGATCTTATCGTAGGATTCAAACTCATCACATTCTTCATACCATACATATTTCACATATCCGACAAATACCTTTGTAGATTTAAGTTTCTTTGGGTTATCAGCACCCTTGAATAAAATAACCTGTCCTGTTGGCTTATATGTCATTTGTAGTTTAGATTCAGGTATTTCCCAATCCTCCTGAGCGTTAAGCATATAAATACCCCATTTGATCTGTTCATATACTGAACCTCTCAAAGTATCCTTTACCCTTCTAATAACAACTGCATTAGACATTAGGCCATTTTGTGCATCTCTCATAATGCCTAAAGGAATTTCAATTCCTATAAATGATGATTTAAGAGACCCTCGACCACCTTTTAACCAGTAATGGGTATATTCGCACTCCTTAATCAGTTTATGCACATCCCAAAACGCAGGACCAATTATTGACTTCAAACTAACTTTTTTAGCCATCTATATCATCAACTATCATCGTTTTGCCATTGGAAGTAACATCAACCTTTTCAGTCCACATTCCATAACGTCTCCCTAATAGTTCAGCAGCCCTTAGACTTTCCTTTTCATCAGGCGGTTTCTCAATAACCTCCTGCATGCCGTCACCGCACATGGCCAGTACACTCGAAGTTGATTCACCACGCATTACTGAAGTTAGATATTCCATGACTTCCTGTTGTTTAGCAACACGTTTACTGGCGATTTCATCCAGACGCTGCTGAATATAATCCCAGATTTCTTTTTTCTTCAAAAGTTTATTTGCTCTAACTGCAGCAGCATTATCGCTCTTGATATTAGAATAGGCAGCTTTATATGCCCTGGTGCCGTTTAGATCAATCAAATATTCATCTGCAAATATCTTTTGTTTTTCGGTCATAAACGACACCTCACTTTCTTAAATTAAATTATTTTTTCTTTTCCAATCTTCATAGATTCCAAGTTTTTTGTACTTCTTTTTTAATTTTCTTGGAAGTCTTGACTTCATTGAAGTTGTAGTTGTTCTTCCTAAAGCATTAACAAACTTTGCCAACGATTCCGCAAATATTTGAAAACTTTCACCGATACCTTCAAGAAAAAGATTAAGTCCTTTTGATATTTTTTCTGCTGGTTCCATATTTTCTTCCTCCTCTTAAACAAAAAAACCTCTGCACTGCAAAGGTTACAATATTCAATTTGGTTGCAGGAGGTGGAATTGCACCACCAACTCCAGGAAAGGACCCTGGTAAGCTGCTACTTGCTATATCCTGCCATAATAAAAGGCACTGCGTGAGGAGTGCCATTATTTTTCTAAATCATTCCATTCATTGTATACCTTAATTAAGGCCTTATATGGTGAAGATAATGAATTAAGTTTATATTCAAACTGCTCATCTTCAACTATGTCTTTTATACATTTATGATACTGCTTTTTAAATCTTTCTTTATCTACTTTATCATCTAGATATTTTGAACACGCACTATCATAGGTGTTTAAATATTCTTCTTTTGCAGCCTTAATTGCTATACTATATCTTTCACTATTGTCATTCGCTAGCATTAAATCAGTAAGACGATATTTACTTTGAGCTATGCTTTGTTCAATGGTTAATTCTATCTGACCTTGACTGTTTTTATTTTGTTTGTGTGTTTGATATAAAGCAAACACAGATATAATTATTGCAATTATAGCTAATGTTGCGCTTACCTGATCATTGGTCATTATCTTCTGTTCCTCTAATCATCTGTAAAAAGTCAGTTTCATCCCTACTATCTCTCTTCTCATAATTTCCCTGGTAGACATCAAAATCCTGGTTACTGTACTTTATCTCTGGCTCATACTTTGGTTGCTTTTGTTCTTGTTCTCCTGGTTTGAATGGTTTCTTTTCATTCATAATTCTTTCCTCCCGTTATTATGATACTCAATTATACCACAATATCCAACATAAAGCGACACCACAAATATTAATGAAAGGAGGCATTAAATGAATGGCGTATCAGCACCAGGTGATGCCGCTTTATCTGAAGACAAAAAAAGCTCTGGGAGAATGAGCTTTTTCATATTTGTATAATCAAGGGGAAGTATAAGAAACACGAATCAACCAAAAAGAAATTAATCATCTGTGTGTCTTAACCAAAAGACCACATTAACATAATAACACCTATTTCACTGCCATACCATGACACGGACTGACAACTTTATTAAATTTCAAGATTATTTATAGCATTTCGACGATAGCGATACACATTACGCTCTGAAAAACCCATTTTTTTAGCGATTTCGTCATACTGCATTAAGTGAATATATGCATATTTCAACACCAGACGCTCCTGGATGTTTTTCAAAGTATCGATCGTATGCTCTATCTTTTCCATTTCATTAAATATTGCTTCTTTTTTTGCATATAGTTGTTCAATTGATTGTCTTGTTCCTAAAGCTGGACCATAGCTTATAGCTTTTATCCCCATTATTTGTCCATCAACATATGTAAGCTGATCTAACTTATCCCTATAGGATTTTAAATACTGTACCCTTTCGTTGTAGTCCATTCATTCTCCTCCTACAGCATTTCTTTAAGTTTAACTTCCAGCTTGCGTATATACAATACGACTGTGTCCTTAGCACTTTTGCATCCTTCAAGCGAATCAAGCTGCTGGTAACGATCCAACAGCTCCTTCATGAGTTCTTGTTTAGTCATTTCTAAATCCTCCTTATTTTGTAACAGTATCTGTTAGAAGATTAACTGCCTTTAATACACTCTCAAGTGTACTGCTGTACTCTTTTTCATTTTCACGATCAGCTCTTAACATCTTATTTTCACAGATTAAATCATCAAGACGTTTTTTTAACTCAATACATTCGTGCTCATAGTTATGCGCCGGTTTTCTAGATTCAGCTTCACCAAGCTTATTAATCTCACTATACACAGCATCAACAGCTTCATCCCAGCCTTTACTGTATTCGTCGGATGCGTCGGTACCGCCAAGACCGGCAACAATTTTTAAAATTTCACTTAATTCTACTTTCATTTACTCCTCCAATTTCATAAAACATAGCCAGTGTGTCTTAGCTGCTTTACCGCTCTTGTGACCAAACAACGGCTCAGCATCCAATACACTTAATATTTTCTTTAAATCAATTTGTATCTCGTTCCATTTAAATACAAGAACACCACCACACTTCAGAACTCTCATGCATTCATCAAATCCAAACTTTAGATCATCTTCCCAGTATTTACCTAACTGACCGTATTGAGCTTTCATAATTGATTTTTTCCCCGCCCATCTTAAATGAGGAGGATCGAAGACAACCAGATTAAAACGATTATCTTCGAACGGGATACTTCTAAAATCCGCTATTACATCAGGATGCACTGCAATGTGTTTATCATAAACATCATATTCTTCATCACGAATATCCATATAAATAGTATTCTTATGATGCTTATTGAACCAGAATATCTTACTTCCGCAGCATACATCAAGTATCATTTTTTCCTGTTCCATACGCTATTCCTCCTATACGTACAATCTTAACTTTTATTAACGTGTTACTATTCTCCTTCTCTCATCCAGCGCAATCGAAACATAGGTTTCTGAATCTTTCTATCGCAGTAGTCACTGACGGTCTGCCGGCTGATATACAAGTCATTAGCTGCTTCCCTGGTGCCTTTGTAAATGCGATTGTTATCATAACAGTAAATCAACCTACGAATACTTGTTCGACCACCGTAAAGCTCACCTAATTCCTTTCTTGTAACAATTTTAAGATTCACTAAAGCATTATCACCATAGCACTTATTTCTATGAGTAACTGCATGACCATCAGGCACGAGACCGTTAAATGCTTCCCATACAACATAACTCACTTTAGTTTCCTTACAATGTATTTTTATAAGCATATAACATGAACCGCTTCTGTTCTTTTTCACCCAAGAATTTAATAATCGCTCTTTCCCATTCTTGTAGATTCTTTTAACACGTCCATACATAGAAGCAAAATATGGTGTGTCGCGATACTGTTTCCATATCTCGTCTTTCAGATCTTCAATCATTTCCTATTTCCTCCTCGGTTAATTATGTTTCCTTGATCTTTATTCCGTAACGCTCAGCTAGTAATCTTTTCTTCAAACGATATACCGGTGTCTTAACCCCTTTGACATCTTCAACAATTTCTACATCATTTTCAACATAAACAAAATCAGCAATATATTTTATTTCACGACCATAACAGCTCTTATCAACAAGTACAAATGGAACCTGGAGCTGGAGATTTTCGATAAGCCCAGCTCTTTCCATCTGTTTTAGTTGAATATACCGTTTAGCCTCTTTTTTGCTGTCAAACTTGACATCATCAAGAACAGTTTTAACCGCATGATATTTGCTTCGTTTAATTTTTTTCTGCTCATGTTGTTCAGGTTGAGGACTATATTTCCGTCCATTTGGGTAATCAACCATTAAAATTGGATATCCTCCTCCATGATGTCGTATGTATTAACATCTTCCATAAAATCACTCGGACTTGACGATCCATTATGAAAATAATTATCGTTGGCCATCTGCTGAACTTTTTGAGTATCCATAGGTGCCTCATTTTGATTTCTAGTATCAAGGAACTGCACGCTATCGCATCTAACCTCAACAACAAATACTGTTTTACCGTCTTTATCATCGTATGTTCGGGTTTGAATTTTTCCTTCAACACCGACTAA